CTTAACTCTGCAGAAATTTAAAACTAACCATAGAGGGGAAGGAGGGGTGGTATGAACAATAAGGATATTGAAAAGTTAAAAACTGCACTCATGGCACAAACAGATAAATCTGATGCGATCCGCTTAGCTCGTATTGAACGTTATATTAGTTTTTTGCGTATTGATGCACAATGTGATTCGGAAATTAAACGTGATGGAACGAGCGTGAAAATCGAAAATGGCTCACAAACTTTTACGAAGCAGCACCCAGCAATAGAAACAAAATTACGCATCCAAAAAGAATTGGAAAAGTTAGAAGATGCACTTGGGATTACTGCCTCCTCTTCGTCTGTGGAGGGCGGTTCGCTGATATGATTAGTTACTCTTATGTAGATGAATTTCTTGAATTATACCGTAGTGGAAAAATCGTTCTGAACAAAGAACGAATCATGTTAATTGAATGGTTAGAGCGCGATGTATTAACGATGGATGATATTTATTTTGATGGTGAGCAGATTGAAAACTATATCAAGTTCACTGAGAAATATTATTTCCCTTTGCAACCATTTCAGAAATTCTTAACATGTTTCGTTTTTTTGTTTTACGACACTGATGAATTAGTATTTGATGAACATTTCCATTATGAAGCGCGTGGAGCAGGTAAAAACGGTTATTTATCCTCTCTCTCTAATTACTTTATTAGTGATTTGCATGGCGTTGATTTTTACAATGTATCAATTGTAGCCAACAGTGAGAAGCAAGCGAAAACATCATTCGCAGAAGTTTATAACAAGATTGATATGGAAGAAGCATTACAAGCTCATTTCAGTCACAAAAAAGCGATTATCGAGTCACGTAAAACAAAATCCGTATTCCAGTTTCACACAAGTAACGCAAGTACAAAAGACGGCTTGCGTGATGGTTGCGTAATATTTGATGAAATCCATCAATATGAAAATTCAGAAGTCGTGGATGTTTTCACTTCCGGTTTAGGGAAAGTGAAATACCCACGAATTTTTTATGTCGGTACAGATGGTTATGTACGTGATGGTTATATAGACAAGCTGAAAGAACGCGCTCGTAACATCCTGGAAGGTCGTGTAAGTGTTCGGGAAGATGGGCTATTTCCGTTTATGTGTTGCATCGATAAAGAGGAAGAAATGCATGATTCAACGTTGTGGCAAAAGGCGAATCCAATGTTTCATGAACCGATGTCCGATTATGCAAAGAATTTATTTCGCACAGTCAAAAAGCAATATCAGAAATTAGAAAATGATCCAAGTGGATATGAAGAGTTTGTTACTAAGCGAATGAATTTACCTAAAGTAGATTTAGAAAAGTCTGTTGCTGCATGGGAAGAAATTTTAGCAACAAACCGACCTATGCCGGAATTAATGAACGAAGAGTGTATTGGTTGTTTGGACTTTGCGAGTATTCGAGATTTTGCGGCAGTTGGTCTTTTATTTAGAGATGAGCAAAACTATATGTTTAAGACGCACTCTTTCGTTAGGAAAGAGTTTGTAGATAAACATTATTCTTACTCTAAACCACCTGACCCGAATTCGGCACAACGTAAGATGGCCCCGATTAAAGAATGGGAAGAACAAGGTTTACTTACTGTAATCGATGCGCCAACAATTCAGCCGCAATTAATCGTTGATTGGTTTGTAAAAATGCGTGAGCACTACATTATCAAAAAGATTGTAGCCGATAATTTCAGAATGGAAATTTTAAAGCCACTGTTTGAAGCAGAAGGATTCATTGTGGAGGTTATACGTAACCCACGCGCCATCCACAGTTTATTGGCACCAAGAATCGAAACGGCGTTTGCAAACCGACAAATTATATTTGGTGACAATCCTTTAATGCGTTGGTATGTCAATAATACGCTTGTAATCATCGACAAGCGGGGTAACAAGGAATATGGCAAGAAAGAACCTGTAAAACGCAAGACGGATGGCTTTCAATGCTTTGTCCACGGTATGTATAGAGCTGATGAAATAACTATAGGCAGTAGTTTTTCGTTCGCAGATATTAGTTTCTAGCCATCTAAGGAGGTGAGATTATTGGGTTTTTGACGAACGTTTTAAACAGAAATAAAGCGGTAGAATTTTCATTTGATTTAGATTTAGCATTTGAAACATCGCAAAGAGCGCATATGAAAAAGTTAGCGATTGATACATGCGCCAGCTACTTAGCGAGAACAATCGGGCAATCCGAGTTTCGCATTCGGAATGATGGAAAGTACATCAAAGATGAATTGTATTATCGTTTGAATGTGCGTCCGAACATCAACCAAACCGCTTCAACCTTTTGGCAGGATATTGTGTATAAATTGATTTACGATAACGAAGCACTTGTCATTCAAGCTGATAACGGCGATTTACTTATCGCAGATTCGTTTACACATAAAAAATATGCCGTATATGAAGATATTTTCAGCGATGTAACGGTACGGGATTTTACTTTTCCTCGTACATTCAAGCAAAGTGAAGTAATGCATTTAAAATATGCGAATGAAAAATTAGCACCACTTATTGATTCGCTTTATAAAGATTACGGTGATTTATTTGCTCGTACACTTGAAGCGCAAAAGCGTAAGAATCAAGTACGTGCAACAGTAACAATGGATGCAAGTACAGCGAAAAATAAAAATGAACTTGCAAAGCTACAAGAGTTTATTGATCGTGTATATAACGCTGTACAAACAAAAGATGTAGCAGTCGTACCACAGCAACCAGGCTTTGAATACAAGGAACATTTTAGCGGCGGCGGCAACGGTGTGTTATCTGTGGATGAAATTAATAAAGTCACAGGTGGCTTCTTTGACCAGGTAGCACAAGCATTAAATATTCCATTGGCACTGATTCGCGGTGATATGGCAGATGTTGAAAAGGTCACGAAAAATTATTTACTGTACACGATTAAGCCATTACTTAAAAAGTTTAGCGATGAAGCAAATGCGAAATTTATCGAAAAGAAAGATTTTCTAAATGGTCATTCGATTGAGATTCGAACAATTTCATTCGATAGCATTTTCGACCTTGCTAATTCAATTGATAAATTACGCTCTTCTGGTGTGGTAAATGGTAATGAAATTCGAGCTGAACTAGGGCTTGATACGGTAGACCTTCCGCAAATGGAAGAATACTTTATTACGAAAAATTATCAAGAAATGAATTCATTACAAGGAGGTGAGAATAAGAGTGAAACATAAAATTAAGGGCGATATCGCGTCATGGAATTCAAGTATTTATGACTTTAATTATAAGATGCGTAATATTAAAGAAGACGAAACAATTGAGCTAGAAATTAACTCGTACGGCGGTGACGTTTTCGCTGGTATTGATTTAATGAACACGTTACGTGGTCATAAGGGCGAAGTAATTATCACAATTACAGGTATTGCGGCGAGTGCTGCCTCTGTTATTTGTATGGGCGCTGATAAGATTCGTATGTATTCAAATACACAAATGATGATTCATAACGCGTGGACTTTTGCACGTGGAAACGCTAAACAATTACGTAAAGTAGCTGATGATTTAGAAGTAATCGGAGAGTCTGTAGTGGCTTCTTATACACATCGTTTAAGTGAAACGGAAGTGAAGAAAATGCTCGACCAAGAAACGTACTTATCAGCTAAAAAGGCTGTTGAATTAGGGTTAGCTGATGAAATTATTGATGCTAAAGCAGAGGAAGTTGAATCTGATGTATTCAAGGATGAAGCAGAAAAATTCAATAACTCAATTAAAGAGCAGACACCTTCCTCTTCATCATCTGTGGAGGACAACGGCGAGCTTTTAGCAATGAAGCAACAAATGGAAGCAATTCGAAACGAGCTTGAACAATTAAAAAACGAAAAACAGGAACCAACGCAACAACCACAACAAGTGGTAGCGAAGCGTAAAGGGTTCCTTTTTTAATACACAATTTTAGGAGGTCACAAAGATGACTATTAAATTCAAAAACCATACAGACGCATACAACGAGGCGAAAACGGCGTATGCAGCAGTTGTTAAAAATGAAAATTCTACACCGGAGCAAGTTGAAGCGGCTTGGGTAGCAATGCAAGATGCGTTAGTAAATTCATTAACTACTCAAATTACAAATGAAGTAGTAACAAATACATTAGATCAAGTTGTACTTTCTAATCGTGGTGCTGACGTGTTAACAGCAGAAGAAACAGCTTTCTTCAATCAAGTAGTTAAATCTGACGGTTTCACTTCCGAATTAATTTTACCGGAAACAATCGAAGAACGAATTTACGATGAATTAACAACGGAACATCCTTTACTATCTGTAATCAACTTCCGTAACTTAGGAACGATTACGTTAACTGCAATCACTTCTGAATATGAAGGTGCAGCGGTATGGGGTCCAGTCTTTGGCGACATCAAAGGTCAATTAGATGCAGCGTTCTCACAAGAAAATATCGCTCAATCTAAACTAACGGCATTTGTTGTACTACCAAAAGACTTAACTAAATTTGGTCCTAAATGGGTAGCGGCTTATGTACAAGCGCAAATCGTAGAGACATATGCTGTAGCTTTAGAAAATGCAGTAATCAATGGCGCTGGGCCAACTAAACATGAACCAATTGGTTTAGTGCGTGATTTAGCAGGTCCAGTTGACCCAACCAACGGTCATTCTAAAAAAGCGGCAAAAAGCGCATTAACATTGGCTGACCCAAAAACAACTATTCGTGAGTTTGCAGCTATTGGTAAAGAGCTTGCTGAAACAGCGAAGGGTAAAAAGTTAAATGTCGGCGGTAAAGTAGCGCTAATTATCAACCCTGCCGATGCGTGGGATTTAAAAGCAGAGTTCACTATTCAAAACTCATTAGGTGAGTATATTACTAAACTTCCATTCAACTTCACGCTGATCGAATCAGTATTCGCTACAGAAGGCGAAGTTGTTGCATTCGTTACGGATCGTTACGATGCATACCGTGGCGGCGGTGTTGAGGTTAAAGAATATGAACAAACACTAGCGCTTGAAGATTGCAATTTACACATTGCAAAAACATTCGCTTACGGTAAACCACGCGATAACAAAGTAGCCGCTATTTATACATTAGAAATCGCTACGCCCTAACAAAGCCGTGATTGGCACGGCAACAATCGGAAAAGATTTTATTATTCAATAGGAGGCGAGTTAAGTGAATGAAATCACAGAAGAGCTATTAGCTGAATTTAAAGAGCGCATGAAGCTAAATGATGATGAAGATAGTAATTTAACTCGTATTTTAAAAGCTTCTATTGAAGATTTAATCGACAAATGCGGTCAATATGATGTGCATACAAGTGAGCGATTTAAAGAGTTAGTATTTGAACGTAGCCGATATGCGTATAACGATGCACTTGAATATTTCGATAAAAATTTTCAAACACAAATCACTACATTATCCGTTTCAATAGCGCTCTCCTCCATCTCTGTGGAGGGAGAATAACTTTAATTGCAAGGAGGTGCTTTGATGGCAACGAAAGAAGAATTAAAAGCAAAATTCGCAACAGGCGCCAAGCCAACAGGTGAAGATTTT